TTACGAAATGCTAAGTATTTAGTATATTACAATATAGACTTTAGTGCCACTAGCTATTGGCAAAGTAGAGATCGTATGACAACTAAAGACAGAACACACAATAAAATATATTGGATTTTTGCAGAAGATGGGATTGAGGACAATATATATAAAGCTGTAAATAGCAAAAAAGACTATACGTTAAAACACTTTAGAAACGATTTTAATATATAATAAAATGGAAATACAAGAATGGATAAACACACACATCAAACTAGGCACGTTAAGGGGAAAAACCGGAACACGGTTAATAAAAATCTTAAACAAGTCGGGAGTTGTATACATGCACGAATTAAAAGATGTAGAACTGAGAAGATTTAAAGGATGTGGAAAGAAAACCTTTGAACTCTGGAACTATTTAACTAATTTAAGATACTTCCATGATGTAATACCCTATTTATACGAATCACATAAGCAGAAAGGTGAATTAGAAGAAAGAGTAAACACATTAGAATTACAACTAGCAAAACTTAATCGGGATTTAGCTCACGAAAAACATTTAAGTAGAACAACTAATTTTAAAGAATTGAGACAAAAATTATTAAATGATAACGCTTAATAGTATATCGGGAGGTAAAACCTCAGCTTATATAGCAGCCAATTATCCAGCTGACTATAACGTATTCGCACTAGTAACTACGGATGATAAGGATTGTTTATATCCTGATCCTAAGATTAGGCAAATGGTATCAGATAAAATCGGAAAAGAATTTATTGGCACCCTGGAAGAAGATGTAATCATTCAAACCATACTAGAACTTGAACAATATATAGGACAGGAAATAAATTGGGTGGCTGGACTGTCTTTTGATAAGCTTATTACCCGAGGCAAAAATAAGTACCTACCTAACAAAGTTCAACGGTTTTGCACTTCCTTAATGAAAGTAGAGCCTATTAAAGTATTTTGGTATGCAAACATACGAACTCCTATAGAGGTTAGAATAGGATTTAGAGCTAATGAAATGAATAGGGCTAAATCTATGCTAGAAAGATGTGAAGATGATGGGTTTATATACGACAAGTTTATCGTGGGTAAGTCTAAGGGGACCATTAGACCTAACAGGTGGGAAAGAATGAAGTATCAAAAACCTAACTTCCCTTTAATTACGGACGGATTATATAAAGATGATATAGAAAAATACTGGAAAGGAAAACCAGTAACATTTGCGTACATGAACAATTGCGTTGGGTGTTTTCACAGAAATGCTGTACTTTTAAAACACATGAGCGAAAGACATCCTAATAAATTCAATTGGTTCGTAAAACAAGAACAAGATGTAGGATACGGAAAAGGCAAACGATTATTTAAAACCGACATGTCTTATCAACAGATTAAAGACTCTTTAAAGCAAGTGTCTTTATTTGATGATGACTTCACAGAATGTGATAGCGGTTATTGTGGATTATAAAATGAAAGAACAAGACATACAAGCTAAGAGAATAAAGCAACTAGAAGCTGAGGGCTATTATGTCATTAAATTAATCACCACAAACAAACACGGTATACCTGACCTTATAGCGATACCGCCAGATTCAGGTGTATTGTTTTCAGAAATTAAAAAACCAACCGGAAGACTTTCTAAGCTTCAAAAATACAGGCTGAAAGAACTCCAAAAACACGGATGTAAAACAGAAATATACAATGGTAAAAATACCTAAAATAACATTATCAATAGATTTTATCGATCAACTCCAAACCTATGAAGATATAAAATGGGAAGACATTATCCAAATGATAGAGCGAATGGATAACATACTTACTGAACCTATGTCTCTAGGACATGTCTTTCATTTGGAAGATACTAACGAACCAGTGTTTATAGAATTTTATTTTGAACTGCGACCTGGAAACGAATATTTAGTAGATTTCATGGAGACAATATCGTGTGATCGATATTTAGATTTAATTTTAGAAAACAGGAAAGTAAAACTACGGAAAAATCAACTAAGATGGGTTCACTAACAAAATATCAAGCAGATCGTATTCATTTACATATTGTAAAAGGTAAAACCTTGGAAGAAATAGCGGAAATGTATAAAGTATCTTACAGAGAAGTTTATATGTCTTTTATGCTTCAAGAAGAATTAAGTTTAAGGATACCCTTATTCTTTAACACTAAGAATGAGCCTTATTACACCAATGAAGATGATTACGGAAATCTCCCAACATATAAGTGGGATGAAATAACTATGGAAGAAAAAAATATACTAAATCATCCTTGCCCGGATGTCTGACCCACAACAAGACATAAGGCGGCTTGTTTATATAAACTCTTTAATGAGGGAAATAAACGGCTTAACAGATGATATCTACGAAGACTTGGTAGATAGAGATATTGAGGCGCTTCACGACAGTGTTGGCGCCTTAATTATAACCCTTAAAGATGTATTAAAATCTCACGACAAACCTAAAAAAGTAAATCAATAAGCCGAGTTTTCGTCTTCATACTTCAACACGTTCGCTTTCTCAGTCTGTTTCTTTGGTTCGTCTTCAATGTATTTTTTACCTTTAGTTAGTTCAAATAATTTATCTACTCTTCTTTTCTCTTTTTCTTTTATTTCATCATATCCTTGAACTCGCTTAATAACAAGGTCTAACAATTCTGCATCCCCTGAAATTGCATCAAAAATCTTAGCTAAACCATTGGGGGTTATAGCTTTTATAAAGCTTTCTTTTTCACTAAATTTAATTAAAGCGTTTCGTTCTTTTTCAAATTTTTCTGCCCACAATTTACTTACTTCTCCTTCTCCTTCTAATTTATCTCCATGTGTAGAAAACATATAATCGTCATACATATCAATAGCCGTACTCCATCCATCATTTTCAGCGGCTTCAATTATTTTATTTTTTATTTCTAAGTCAATTACACTTTTTAGTAAATCTCCTTTCTCCACCTTTTCAGTCATATCCCCAATACCTGTTGTGCTTGCCTCATAGACAGCTCCAGTAATATCACTTATAAAGTCAATCATTGGGTTGTTGTTTTTCCAGTCTTGTCCAATAAATTCATTCATTCCAAATTCAGCTACTAACCCTAACATACCCATACCTTGAAGTTGTGAACTCATCATACCTTCTATAAAGTTGTGTTGTGTTCGTTCTTCACCTTTATCGTCAGAATCACTAAGACCTAATACATCCGCTGCGTATCCTGTTGCGAAAGCACTAAAGCCAGCGTTAAACATGCTCCAATAAATAAAATCGTATGCCATTTGAGCCTTCTCATTAGTGGTAGCGTTTTTAGAATCTCTTATTTCTTGAATTACTTGCATTTGTTTGTTTACAGCTTGAATTTGAGAACTCTTATATTGAGTCACAAACGTTCTACCTAATAAACTTCTTTGTAGTGGTGTAGTAGCGTAACCTTCTTGAGATTGCTGTAACTCGTTCATTAGCTTAGTCATTTTACCTAGAGCCATTTCTGAAGCTTGAGCTTTAGAGTATCCGTCTTTTATGTACTTCGTCCTATAAGCTAACGCGTAAGGAATTCCTCCGCCTAAAACTCCAAGCATATCCCCAACTTGCGTAGGCTTCATTCCTATGTCAGTTAAAAGTTTACCTAACATTCTTCTCTTTTGGGTAACGCTCCATTCTTTAGTGGTAGACGCTTTATTAATAAACTCTTCAAAGGCAGGGTCTATAGCGGTTTTTTTCCATCTATTTTTTATTTGAGGATCTGTTATTATATCCCAAATGAAATTTACCTTTTCTTTCCCGTTTTTACCAACCAGGTCAGTAACGCTTAATCCGGACTGCGCCACCATATCCCAAGGGTATACCCCGTCTTTTATTCCAGCTCCAAGCCAATGAGTGGCGGTAGTTGCTTGTTTGGCTATATTCAAGGTGTTAAATGCTAGTCTATATACCACACCAGCTTTATTAACTTTATTTATAACAGACTCAACTTGAGTTTGGTATTTATTTTCTCCGCCCGTTATTTCGTCTAATTGAGACTTAAGAGATCTATAGTTCTCTTCTCCCATCATGTCAATTAATTTCCCTTCTGTTTGTGGGTTAATTAGCCCTTTAATTTTTTGGTTGACATCCCACATCTCATTAGTATGAGTCATCTCTTTAATGTAATCTAATGCCTTTGTGTTAGCTCCTGTCATTTGATATGGACCTTCAGGGCGCTCCCATCTACCGTCTTTACTCATTACTTGTTTAAAACGATCAGTCATTACACTGCTAGAATAGTTTTGATCTTTACCGCCTTTTATACCTAAAGTAAAATTATCACTTGTTATAAGATCTGACCCTGGTCTCTCACTTGTGCCTTTTGCCCAAATAGGCATATAACGCAACTCTTCTCCGTCAGGGTTTCTATTGAAGTCCTCAAAAGTTCTACCTGTTACATCTTCAAACACATCTTTAAAATAAGGTCTTGTAGACTCATACCAGTCTAACATGTCTTCTGCGTATTTTTTTAGCTCTGGATTGGCGTCCATATAGGAGTCCAATTCAGCTACATCTACACCTGTTTGCTCTAACCTGTATTTACCTTCCGCTATTTTAAGCATATATAAATCTACGGCTGTGTCATTGGTAATCTCATAAGAAGATTCTGGAGTTTCGTGTTTTATAATATTTCTTGTGCTTGATTTACCATCTTTTGATTTAGCTTTCAATAAAAACTTATCAGTGATTTTGTTTTCTTTTTTCACTTCATTTAGCGATGTGGTTAACTCATCAGCAAGTTTTTGAATATTTCTTCTAGCCGCTACAATGTCTTCATAAATATCAACAGTAGCTTCTTTTAGTTCTGGCTTACCTAGACCCACTCTTTCTAATAGAGTTTTGATAGTTTTAATAGAGGCTCCATGGAAAGGTTTTGCTATCTTTTTAACAGCTTTTTCCGCTTCGCTTTTTAGTTTATCCTTTAATTCTTCACCTTGAATAGCTTGTTGTTGTTGTCTACTAATTTGAACATCTTTACTGACATATCCAGTTCCTGACTCAAATTCCTCTGGGTCAATTTTATTTAAGTCTGATTTACTTTTAACGAGATACGTCTTTCCGTCTTTCGTTGTAACCAATACAAAACCGTCCCTAGGATCAAAAGTTACACTTGAACTTGCCTCTTCCTGTCTTAAACGTTTAGAAGCTTTTTCGTATGCATTTTCAATTTTATCTATAGCGTCTGAATCTCTAGCTTCATTAATCAACCTGTCTCTAGCAGCGTCTAATTCTGCTTGAGTAGGTAGTTCATTTAAAACCTCTTCTAATTGTTCAATTTCATTTTCAGTAGCTTCGATTTCTTTTTGTACATCTTCTTTAGTTCTCTTAGTTTCCGCCACTTCTTCTGTTGCAACCTCTTCTTTAGTTTCGGTAGTGTTTTCATTTTTTACAGCTTCTGCGTCAGCTTCTAGTTTTTTGGCTAACTCTTTAAAGGTCTCACTTCCGTATTTATTAAACTTCGGATTGTTTTCGTTAGTAAGTGGCTCCATACTTAAGTTACCCTCGTTATCTACTCTTCCTTTAACAAACCAACCGTCTTTAGCGAAGTATTTTAATGGAACCTATTTTCCTTTTGATTCAGGACCAGTTCCCTCTCCTTTAGATTTGTACATTAAGAATTTTTCTCCTGTACCTTCTACTTCAAATTCAAATATTCTTCGACCACCTACAATCCCTAAATCTCTCTTAAACACCACATTAGCATTGTCTGCATCTAATTTTTTTCCTAATTCTGCCGTTTCTTGAATAGCTTTTGGACCCCCTAACATATCTCTAGATGATTCCACCTCTGAATTAATATAGGGCTCCAATGCTGGATTCTCTTCAGCGTTTTTAACATCATAAGATGAAAAGTCAGCTTCTGTTGGGTCTATTGGTTCTAATTCTATTACCTCATCTGAGACAGGTTCTTCCGCAACCACCTCATCAGCAACCACCTCATCAGCAATTACTTCCTCTTCAATATTTTCTGCCTCTTCTCTTAATTTTCTTAATTTTGATCGCTTGTCGCTAATTCCTTTTTCTAACGACACCTCTTCTCCTTGTTCGTTTTTAAAAGTTTTTTCTTGGTCTAATTCTAAAGTTTTTAAGGGTTGTTTAAGGTCAGTTTTCTGAGATCCTAAATATGCCTCAGCCTCCTCGTAGGTGTTTACATCTTGGCTAAAATCTTCCCCTTCAACATATAACTCTTTTGCTATTTTACCCTTATTTTCCATTTGAGATTTTTGCTTACGACTTCTCTCTAATGTTTTAGCGTCTTTACCTTCTTTTATAATTTGTTGAACATCACTAATAGTTTGCTCTAGTTCGGTAGTGGTCATTTCCTCAAATGGTTTTTTTAAATTATCCACATACTGTCTTAGTTCTTTAATTTTATTCACCGAGATTTGAGCACTACCAGACTCAGTAGTTAAATTATCTACTACCGTATTTTCTTTTAACCACGCTACATAAGTAGGGCGAGTTTTGTTTTCTATAAGCTGGTCTATCTCTTTCGTTATTTCTTCTAAACGAGCAATAGACTTTTTAATCCTGTCTCCGTTTTTATTTGTGTAAGCTTTTTCTAGAACAGCTCTTTCATCTGTTAGGTTTTTATAAAGCTTCTTAGCGTCACCGGTAGTCCAGTTGATTTTTACCCCTCCTTTTTTAGAAGTGAAGTTTCGATCTACATATTTACGAATATTGTCTACTATATACCTAACATCTTTCCCAGCCTTATTAGCTATCTTAAATTGATCTTTAAGCATTTGGAGCTCATCTACGAACTTCTGACGTCCTTTATTCCCTACAGCTTGGTTAGCTCTGTCTTGAGCGTTTAATCGCTTCTTAGGCGCTCCAAATCGATAACTCACCTCTTTAAAGGCGGCATCTCTTTGTAGGTCTGTGGCGTTTTCATACCATTTAGACCTCATTAAGTATTCTAAAGCAGCCTCTTTAGTTTCCGCATTTACCCTTCGGTCTGTAGCTTCTTGTTGTTTAGTAGTCATAGCTGACCTGTCTTTCACGTATCTATCTCTTCTATCTCTAGCTTCAACTTTTTCAGCAATTTCACTTTCAATCTCGCCATATACTCTTTCTAATTGAGGGTCTCCAGAGGTGTTTTCAGAATCTCTTAGGTCCTTGTAACGTTTCGGTGGGGTCGTCTTGTCGGCTTTCGGTTGGGCGCTGACTTCGGAAGGTCCTGGAGTCGCGTCATCGGGTTGTATCTCTTCAGTCTCTTGAACACTTTCGGCTTGTTCTTCGCTAGGTACTTCCATTGGTTCTGGCTCACTATCGGCATCTTTTTCAGTTTTTAATGGTTCAACTTGTTTCGACTCTAAATCGTTTAATTCTTTTTCTAATTCCTGTACCCGCTTTTCATCTCCACCTTTTTCTTTTAATTCTTTTATGTAATCTTTGAGTTGAGTAATCCTAGCCTGTTCTCCCTCTGCTTGCATTTCCTCTATCTTTTGGTCTCGAGATGATTTTTGCTCTGCGTCTAACAGCTCTGGATTTTCTCTTTCTAAGTTTTCAGGAACTTCCTCAATAACCTCTTGCTCTCCTACTTTTATTCTATCTCCCTTTTCCGTTTCGGTTTTAGACTTAGAAGGACCTACTTCTTCTACGTAAACTCTATTAGAACCTCCCCCAGAAAACTGACCACCAAACTCGTTAATCATTTTTTCCTCTTGAGCACTAATCTTACCGTTAATATCTCTCAACATTTGTTCTACATATTCTTTAGAGTTACTACTTCTAAAGCTTGGGCTTTCAATCATTCTTTTTTCTTCTAAAAGCCTGTTGAATTCATTTTGCGCTTTTTCTATAGGACTTGCGGGTGCTTCAATGTTATTTCCTATTTCGGTTAATCGACTATTAATCTCTTTTATTCTAGCTTCAACTTGCTTGATTTTTTGAGATGGAGACACTTTTGATGATTGATATAGGTTTAATAATCTTTCTTGTTGAATTAATTCATTAGATAAATCATAAGCCTCTGCCTTGGCTTCAGGGTTTTCAATCACCTCTAATCCTTTCATCATTTCACGAACATTAGAAATTTGTTGCTTCATGTGTTCTCCTTGAAGTGATGTAACTTCGCCTTGTTTTACTAAATTATTTATATAACCATAAGAATCTTTAATCTCTACTTCACTCTTGTTAGCCCAAAAGTTAGCTTCCTCCGCATTAAACGTGGGTTGCATTTCTTCTAATATCCTTTGTTCTGAAGGTAGGGTTGTTAAATTTTCAGTTGAGGTTGGAATCCCCAACATTACAGTTCTAGGATCTGTAGTTTTAATTGCTAAATCATCTAAATGATCATATCGCTCTTGATTAGATTTATCTTGTTGTTCTTGTTTAGCTATTTCCCCCAACCCTTGTTCTATGTTGGATTTTTGTCCTCTATGGTTTTTAACAGTGGTGTAAGCCTCATGAAGCTCCATAAACTCTTCCATTTTATTAGGATCTCTGTAACCGCCTTTATCTTCATATTTTTCGGAAGCCTTTAAATAAGCGTCTACTACTTCCTGGTCAGTTGCGTCAGGACGTATTCCTAATTTTTTGTAATTAGCCGCTATTGAAGCTGGCACTCTTTTATAGCTTCGATTATATATGTTTTGAATGTCTTTTTTTATAGCATCTCTAAACTGTGTAATATCTTCTTTCCCAGTTTTAGAATACTGAATACCAGCGGTCATAAAATAAAGCAACAAAGCTTTTTCTCCGGGGCTATTGTCAGGACCAGCAAACACATTATTTACTATTTCTCCCCACTCTTTATTATGACCTAATTCGTGAACTAGTTCAGAAGTGTACATACCTCCCATACCCCCTACGACTTGAGATTGACTATTGAGAAATTTCTCCATGGTAGCTGGCATTTTAGCCATAAATGGAATTTTATTAATAGCCTTCCACGCCATATTCATTGCGCCAGAGCCTCCAGCGAGAGCGGCACCCTCTAAAAAACCCATTCCTTCTCCACCTTCAAAACCTTCTTGATAAGCCTCCATTATTAACCCTTCTTGCAACATAGATGAAAGAAGAAACACTGATTGTTGATACGCTTTACTTTGACCTAAGCCCGCCAACCCTGCCGTAACAGCGTCCCATCTATATACTCCTTGAGGAGCTGCTGCTGTAGCGCCCGTGGTTCCCACTACTCCTTTAAACATACCTCTAGTTAAAGCAAATTTATATAGGAAATTAGTCATTTGAGCACTCATATGAATTCCCTTTTCTGCAAAAGTTTGTTCCATAAAAGCCATGTCTTCATCTGATATTTGCACTCCATTTTGTTGTAAAACTTGAGACCAATGATTGGCAGCCTCTTTTGGTCCGTATTTACCAAAACTCATTGGATCGTCAGGAGTCCCTGGTGTGTCAGGATAATCAAAGGACATAAACAAGTCCCTGGTGTACATATTAAATTTATTCTCAGGGTTTAATTTAGCCTTTTGAATGTAATCTTCATTTAACACTACAGCTCTATTAGCTGATTGAAAATCATATAAAGCCTCATTAAAGGTATTTATCCAAGGTGAGTTACCATCTAAATACCAAAGCTTTTTCATCCTCATATCTCTTAATTCAGGGGCTTCGTTTTTATCATACATAGATGAATTGATAAGGGTCTGCTTGTCAGTCCCTCCCCATTTAGAAAAGCTATTTCCTATCTCTTTAATGTTGTTATACATTTCTTCATCATCAAAAAACAGTTTATTAGCTTCTGCTGATAACCCTACCATTCCTTCTAATAAAGCTCCTTGAGCTACATCAAAGTAAGAATTTCCTTCCCACCAAGCTTCGGCAAAATTATCAGGCATTGTAGATGAAATTGCCATTAGATTATAATATGAACGTCTTAAGTGTTCGTCTAAAAACCCTTGGTTATTTCCTTTTCTTCTAACTAATTTTAACGCACTTTCATCTATGTTTTGATGATAGTCTAAAGTTTCTTGATCCGCGTCTGCGTAGTTGATTAACTTACCTGTTTTTAAATCTATCAGTTCAGTTTCATCACTATACCAAGAGGAACGTTGTTGTTCATATTCTAATAAAGCTGTTTCTACATTAGCCTGCTGGAAATCCCATTGTTGTGCTAAATAGGCGCCATACGATAATCCTGTTGCTTCTGTGTATTTAGAGTCATAAGCAAATTTCATTTTATCATCTAAACCTTCATAGTATGCAAGATTATTTACTATTAAGTTTAAGTCGTATTGAGCGTTTCTTAATTGCTTATAAGACCTAGAAACCCCTTGGTCGGCTCTATCTAAATAATTTTGACCGTAGTCATAAATTTTATTATTAACACTATTTATACTTTGATTATAAGCCTCTTGCATTATGCGTTGAGCTTGATCATCGTTCATGTGTAGAGACATCTTATCCCACAAGACGGATAAATCATCATAGCTTTTTACCTTGGTTAAGTCGTAAGGTTTATTGGTTTCGGGGTTAATAAAACTTCCCCAATCAAATACATTCTGTAATCCAGGACCAGAGGATTCTTGAGTAAGACCTCTATAGTCAAACATCCTTCTGGGTCCACCCCATTCACCGTCTTCGTTTTTATAATAACCGAACGGTTCTGGGTCGGCTCCTGAGAAAACAAAAGCATCTTCTAAAATGTGACGATTAATGTCAAAATTCATTATATCACCTCCAGCTATAGAAGTTTTTTCTTCCATAATCAATTGCCTACCCTCTGGGGAGTTAATAAATTCTAATTTATTGTCATAGGTAGATCCATTAGGTGCAGTATATAATTCTGTACTCCAATCCGATGGTATATTTTCTCCTTCTGTTACTTCTAATCCATCGTTGTATATGTCATCACCTATAGTGTTTATTATATTCCCAACCCCTTCTTCTAAAAATTCATTTGTTTCTTCTCTCTCTTGTTCTAAAGCGTCTAATTGCTTTTGGTTTATAAAGATGTCAGGATTTTTTATTCTAGCCTCTAATTCAGTTAGCCCATTTTCTTGCATATAATTAACCACTCTTGAAGCCTGGTCGGGCTCCATTTCAGAAACAGGAATCTGATAAAAAGTATAATCCATTTTTTTGTTGGCTAAATTTCCATCTTCTTCATTACCCGCTTCAAAGCCTACTTGCGTTTGTGGATACAGACCAGTTTCGCTTTTACTAGTCATTAAATCATCTGCATTAATTGGCGCAAATTCATCTGGCATTTCTGCCGGAGGAGTCATGTCTGTTTGGTTTTCTATTATAGGTGTGGCGCTAGTAATCTCAGGCTGGTCTACCGTAGCGTTAGCCATAACAGGTGGAGGTGTATTTTCTTGAGTGTTCTCTTGTTGAATTTGTAATTCCGTATCGTCTTGAGCTTGAACTACCTCTTGCTCATCTTGAATTACATCTTGAGGGTTTTGAGGTTCTTGACTACTTTCTAAATCGGAAGAAGCCGAAACAGCTTCCTGAGCCGACTGATCGGTAGCCAATGTAGTAGTGGTAGGAGCTTGATTTCCAACCAACTCCGAAGTTTCTTCTTTTTTTTTTAACAAGTCATCAAATGCGCCCCTTTCTTCTTGAGTATATTCTTTTGCGTCTACAAGCGCTGTAAATATATTATCCCTGTATTCTGGGTACTCCTCTAAAGCTCCTTTAAAATCTTCAAAACTTACATTATTAGCTTCTAAGCCTAATTTTTTATATAATGATTCTAATGTCTTATCGTTCATTGTATTTCTTGTTATTTTCCGTAATGTAATCTGTAAACCTCTCTCCCCGCTTTATTAAGAGCTTGTAAGTTTTCATTATAAATAGTTTCGTCATTTCCTTTTTTAAACACATACTGCACTTTCTTAGGGGGGAGAAGTGGATTAGATTCATTGAAAACTGTAATACTTACTACCGCGGAATCTTTACCTTGTGGAGTCACTACCACATCTGACTTAGCGAGTTTTTGACCCATAAAATCTCCCATAGCTTTTTCGGTTAACGATTGTATGTCTTCCATTAAAAACGCTTTAGTTTTATTGGTGTCATTCCAAGCATATCCAGATTGATCGTCTTTATTTTTAGGATTACCTTGAGATAAGGTTTTAACAGCTCCTTTCCAGGATGTTTGAGGGATTATCCTATATATCGTAGTTCCAGCTGATTGCTTATCTTTAGTTCCCGGTGCTTGAGGAGTAATTTTCCCTACCCTTGTATCTAAGTCAATGTATGGACCATAAGACTCTAAATCCCATGGGTCCGTATCATACCTAAGATAGTTATCTGTTTTATATTTTTGGCTATAGTTTTTAGAGCCAGTCATAAACCTTGTATCTACTGTTGTTGGGTCAGTGTTTTGTAAAATAGGAGCTATTACTTTTCTAGCAAATTTAGTAGCTAATTCATTTTCGGTTAAATTTTCACCTTTTGCGTTACGTGGTCTTTTTATTACCACAGGCTGTTTACTTCCATCTTTTTGAACTACATAAAACTGAATACCACCTTTATGCGGTCTCGCCCCTTCTATTCGTCCATTGTTGTACTCAACACCGTTTAACTGAGCAACCTCACCTGTCGCAATACTCATAGCGTTGTTGTAGAGGTTTTTTGCTTTTTTTAATTCGGTTTGTTGACTTACGCTTAAGTTGTTACTGTCGTTGCTATATTGAGGCTTGGCTGTTTCTTTAATCCCCATAGATAAATAAAATTGTTGCCTTATTACCTTTTTAGCTTGTGTGACTTGATCTTCATTTAATTTAGGTTCCCAATCTCCAGCGGGATTTAACTCCATTAAAATACCTTGATTTAAAGGCTTGCCTTTATGTTTAGAATCGTCCTTAAACCCCTTACTAGGGTCTTTAGGGTCTACTAAATCTGTAGTTTTATATGTGAAATAAGCTTGATCTCCAGCTGTGCCACTTACACTATACACGCTATTATCTCCCAACACACTCATCAATTTACTTGGGCTATTTATGTACATGCCATATAAATTTTCTAAAGCTTCATTTAAGAAACCAGCACCTTCTAAAGCATTTAACCCTTCAGTTGTTTGAATGTTTTCATCATCTATAACTTTTTTAAAGTCTCCAAATTGCTCCGTATAAGAAGCAACTGCGCTAGGTAAATCGACTGCGTTAGTTTGGTGGTTTTGTAATCTATTAACATAATTTACATTAACCGACTTATCTGGATCTATACTACCGTCATCATTCTCATAAGCAAAAAAGAAGTTACCACTAGGGTCTGCCATTAGTTTTCTATGAGAAAAATCAGCAAACTCACCCAATTCAGTAGCTGCGAAATCCTCTTGAATCCCCGCAGGGGCTCTACCTGTCTCAGGATCTATTTGTTGCCTTTCTAAGAAACTAGCAAATACTTCATTGTAATTAGTAGATACCTCACTAAGTGCGGTCATACTATTTTTTAAATTATTATTATAAGCGGTCCAATCGTATGGTTTTATTTTCCCTGCATATAAAAGCTTTTGTTTTTCAAAAAGAGCGTCCCTGGTGTTGTTTAACCCCTCACCAATAAGGTCGTTAAATTCTTTGTCTTTTCCGTTTTGAACTTCACTTAAGGCGTTTTTGGAGTCTTGATATTCTTTATCTGCTTTTTCTCTTACAGCTCTCTTTCTATCTAATGCGTCTGTTACACTTTTACGCGCAGACCTAAAAGCCCCTGCATAGTCAGGAACATTTCCCTGTGGAGCTTTGTAACCATAATAACTTCCGCTTGTTCTTCCGTTTGCCATAATAATTAATTTATTCCAACTCGTCCTTACCTACCATATAACCAAGACCATGATTTTTAATTATATCTTGTAGAGTTTCAATGTTTCTTGCGTTTTGTGAAAGACGTGTATTTCTCCTAGCTTGTCTATTGCCCACTCGCTTAACCTTCTTATCAGACCAATCTGCCCCCTTTTTGTTATACCTTTCATTGGTCTTATCCATCTTATCGGTGATTTTAGCTTCTTTAGCTTTTGCATCTCCTAACTTAGCTCCAGCTGTTCCAGCAAAGGGGTCAACAAAATCATCTACTATTGCTCCCCCTAAATCACCTATACCACCTATTAGTTGAGCTTCTAACTGACCTTGATTCGCTTTACTTGCAGCTAACGCTTCATTAGTTCCTATAAGCTCTTGCTTGTTGAAGTCCATTCTATATTTAGCTTGAGTGTCTCGCAGATTTTCCGCCCCTTGCATTCTCACTTGTTGAGCATTCATTTCTTTTTCATCTAATCCAGCCATTAATTCTAGATTGGTTCTATCTTGAGCTCTTACCAAGTTACTAAGTTGTGCCGCTCCTTCAGCTGTAGAAGACGCCACCTCCATAGCATTAGCTACATTTTGAGCCTGTTGGTCCATAGCTAATCGCTCTTTAGTATCGCTAGCTTGAAAAGCTGCAAACTCATTAGTTAATGAGTCTAAATAAGCGTAAGCTTCTTTTTTTAAATTAGCGGATTTTATACGCAAGTCTCTTTGGTCATTTTTTTCATTCATCAGTTTTACTGCTGACATCCCCACTTGAGCAATTGCCATAGCTGTTCCTATCATAATAGTAAATTAAAATGGTGTTTTACAAAGATACTAAATTAAGGGAAACTTTTAAATACTTCAGCGCTGACCGCAAATAATTCTGATTCTGTTGTTAAGTTATTGGTTAATGTGACAGAAGCATAATAACCGCGAGATCCGTAAGATTCTACTTCGCTATTCTTTAAGAACATAATAAAATCACCAATTACAGGTAAATTAACAGGGAAGTTAATAGTAATTGAAGAGGGTAAAGGAAAAACGCCATTCACATAACTAGACACCTCTCCTATTTGAGTAATTCCTCCAGCTGCTCCAATATAAGCCATATCGCCTACACTCAATAAACCACTAATGGGTTGAGTGAATTCAATAACAACTGGAGCCGCACCTGTAACATTAGAAGCTTGACCAATCCCTTGAGCTGAAGTTTGACTTAGGTCGTCATCGTTAAAATATCGTCTAATGTTAGAGTAATAAACACCTTCTTTTTTAACGAAATAATCTTTATCAATAAAACCTTCACTTAAATCTGTTGTAACCGCCACGTCCCAAGCGTCTGTTCCTTCCAAGTCTAACGTTAAAAACATTTTAGACTCTATAGGATTGTCGTTAAAGATGGGCGTTACAGTAGATGGGTAATTAACACCATAGAATGGATTTCTACTTGGGTTGTTCCAATGCTTGTATATGTTTCCGTTTTTAAACGAATAAAAAATACTATTCATTCCTATCATCCACTCTGGCTCATAAGACCACCTGGATGTCCATCCACCGGTGCCGTTAGCAGTTGACGAATATGTTATCGTATCTCCCATTATGCTATAAACCAATTAGTTCCGTCACAATGGGCGGTTTGGATTGAATACAATGTAGTATCAGTCGCAAAAAGAGCAGCCCCATTAATTAAAACCCCTGGACCTGTCGTTGCGATAGTGGCTGCTGTACCACCATTAGCAATTCTTACAAATGTAATCATTCGACCCGCAATAGGAAGAGGCAAACTCATACTCCCTGGAGCTGTAGCTGAATAAAATACAGTTCTATTGTTTCCTACACCTGGAGACGCTGCCGCATCTACGGTCGTACTTGTATATATATCCGTTTTAATAGACTCTATCATGTCTTCATAAGAAATGGACCTAGTATTATAATCTAAGGCTACGGGATCATATTGAGAAGTGTCAAATAAATCCTCATCAGCCAGTGTAGATATTGATGTGTATTGAGATATTTTAACCATAATGTAAAGTTATTAAATTTATTCTATTGTTTTGTCTAAATCATTTTCTGTTGTTTTGTCATCACCAGCTTCTGTGGTTTTTGTTACGCCACAAATGCTAACATCTACCACTTGTCCAACGCTATCTATTCTTATAGCTTCACCACCATCTGTAAGATACCATAAATACCCACCGTTGTATGGAAAATATTCACCTGTTCGGTCCGATCTAAAGTATACAAAATCATTTACTACCGGATAAGGACTTAATCCACTATGGTAGTATATTCTGTAAGTTGCAGCAACTCCACACGCGGCTAAGGCATTAGTTTCAGGATTGTTGGTATTCATGTTGAATCTACGGTAAGCGCTAGCATTAATCACATCTACAACAAACGTAGTAGGAGCACTAGTACCAAAACAATTAGTAGCTTCTATAACAATTGGATAAACACCTGTTTCGGTAATAGTTCCGCTTAACACGCCTTTAAATTGATCTAATCGTAAAGTTGGAGGCATTACCTCCGCCTCACAAATATCTACAACAGTAAAACTAGAATCTGAACCGTCAATTAAAACAGGGACAGTCGAAGAGCATATAACTTGTCTTCCTTGAAGAGGAACTGAAACCTCTCTAATTACACCGTCTTCACAAGATGTGTATTCATAAATTCCACCCGTTTCTCCACCTAAAAAGGAATAAGAAACGCAAGAACTAACTAAATTCCATGACTCAGGGTTATTAGTAGCTGTAAGTTGCAGACTTATTTCTTGACCTAACTCGAGGTTTAAATCAGGAACCGTTATAACAGGTACCGCCACCTCAGTACATGCAGCACAATTATTTTCTATAAACACTACTCCATCATCACCAAATGAAACATAATCTCCATCGGGACCAACCCCTACTCTCCAATATAAGTCACCACCAGGTAAAACTGAACTACCAAAAGGGTTTTCAAAAATAGTGTCCCCTAAAACAGGAAGAGGGTTTATTCCGTTGTGCCACCTAGTAGTCACAGGGACGGGAGCCGCACATATAAGTGGAAAAGTAGTGCCAGCGTTATTGGTTAAGAAACTTGTTAATGCGGTTGGATCAGGAACCACGTCCCATCCGTCATCTACACCGCTAGTTTCTACAATCAAGCAAGCGCTCTCTATTTCTTTAACACTTTTCTGAATATTAAAAGAGCCAGCACCTACCACAAAACCAGTATCAAATACTTCTGTGTTTCCATATTTAACCCTAAACCTGTTAGCTATAGCATTGGCATTATAGTTTATTCTAGAAACACCTACCGTGTCATTGTAGTTTATACTATGATAGGTTGTGCCTTCTGAACCTGAAGGAGACACAATACTTACACCTGGATTTCTTATGTTTCTAAAATCCCAAATTAAATATAAAAACCCTTCATCATTGGGAACATTAAACGTAAAACTACCTTCTACAAACCCAGCCCCTGGAACTAATGGTGCGGCAGTAGAAAGAGCTAATAAATCCTCTACTTGTTCTTCAGTGTATGGAACATCTGAAACCAAGTATCTTAGTGTGTTTCCAAAATCAATATTAAACCCTTGTTTACTAAGGGTTTGCGCTGTATAAGCTTTTAACGTAACAGTGTCACCAGGTGTAGGTACAGACTGTTGACCAGCGATACCTTTATATCTATTGACAAAAGAAATAGGCTTATTTCTCATTCTAGTGGAAGGGAATTCAATAGGACCCCCAGTGTTAGAGCTAAAATCATATTCCACATCTGAAACATACTCACCGTCATCTACCACACACACAGGGTTAAGAGGTTTTAATATCGGACTTCCAATCACCCAACTATCAACCTCAATAGGTCTCCACGCTGATTGATTAACGTTGTAGACATAACTTTCATCACAACCTTGAAATATAATTTGGAGAGACCTAGTTGCTCCACTGTTATTGTTATTAAAATTAAAACAGACTTGTGCGTTGCCTAGACCGGAATACGTGGGTCCCGGGAATCCATTTATTTGACACCAAGCGGTACCATCACCTGTATCCACTAAAGTAATACCCCAAGTCGCATTAGAACTGATGGTTACACATACGTTTCTAGATCTCCAAGATAAATCAAATGGATTAACCCAAGGACGCTCTTTACCAACCGATAATTTAAAAGTACACGGAAACTCTATATCGCTTTCAAATAAAGTATAAAACTGTTTAAAAGGATCAACACCTCCTATTTTTCGAGTGTTAGGAGAAGATATGAAAACATCTTTAAAGTAATCCATCATTCCTGAAGATGAAATAGGGTATATGCCTTGTGAGTTTATACTCAACACACTACCTCTTTTTGCATCAGTACAAAACATGTCTGGCCCCCAATAATCAAAACTTTCAGGATTACTACTTATCCCATATTCACCTTCAAAAGGAATTTGCGTACCTAAAACCTCGGGAATTGAAACAATATCTCCACCACCTATAGCGTCATTTAATAAGTTTTTACCATATAAAACTTTAGTTATTTTATCCTCTTGAAAAACAATTACATCCGTATCTCGAGCATGAAGTTTTTGAATAGACCCAAAGAACTTATCTAAGTATCGAAAGTTAGCTATAGAAAGATTAAACTCGTTTAGATTATTAACACCTGTGTTTTCTCTATATATACCACTGTAGGTAAGAGCTTCAGCAGCCCTTTGTTCTTCATAGTCATCTATTACGGTACTTGCTCTAGGGCTGTATTTAAGTTGATAGCCATTCCAAGCGTCTTTAATTCGATAACTTTCTAAGGCATTAGAAAAGACCCATGCGTTAAAGTTGCTATTCTCTTTATCTTCTGTGGTCGCCCCTGTAAGTACACCTGGATTTAAGCTTACTTTAGCTGGGGATTGTCCTAAGACTTGATTCTGGAGGTTCCCCTCATGCACACCGTTAGATATAGCAAAAGTTTTATTGGTTTCAAAGTAAATTTCTGGTACATTATCAGCTGGTAGGGTTTCAAATACTGTCAACCCTGGGGTTTGTATAACTTCAAAAGTAACAGTTAAAGACCAACCAACTCCAGTACCAGCGTTTAGAGCACTTATCGGAGTCCCAATTCTCATGCAAATACTTCCCTCAGATACTAAAAGTTCATTCCAATTAGCGTAACCACTAAAGGGTCCAGAAGTGTTACTTTGCCACACATCATAAGTGTTTCCACTTGAGTTCACACCTGTCGCCCACGCTCGAGCAAAACTTATTAAACTTGCACCTGTATTGCTTTGATTCCCTCCAAATCCACCGGAGGTTCCCTCTGGAGTTAGATTATTAAACGCACTATAAATTTGATCTTCCCAAAACCATTCTTCTAAATTTAGATATTCTTTGCTAGAGATAAACACCTGGGCGGGATCCTCATAATTCTCTCCAGTAGACCTGTGATGTGTTAACTTAAAAGTAATCTGCGCGCCCGCTTGTATTACCTTGTCTTTAGGGTATCCTACATTGGAAAAGGTGGTGGCTGGCACAGGGACACTCCCTTGGGTTTCATTTAGGTTATTATCAAGAGTATATTTAGCCTCTTCCGAGTGTACGTTAATGATAAAATAGTCGTTAGTTAAATAAGAGTTAGGTAAATCTGGCCACACAACCGCGGCAACTGGATCACCATAGATTACTGCCCCTACTGAATTTACTGTTATGTTATAAAAAATATTAGGGGCGGCTGGATTATTAGACATTGTTAGTGTGAAAGAACTAAGCGAAGTATCTACCATTAAGGGGTTGGAGTAAGCTCCCTCCTGAGACATAAATTCATACTTAAATTCATTAGTCGCCCCATTAACTACAGTAAGTTTAATTCTGAAGGCTTTGTATTGTGCTGACTGATGAGCTGTACTAGCTGCAATTCCAGGGACAGCAACGACTTTTACGCGGTCTGCCGTGGTAGATTGCCCGTAAAATATGGGATTATCTATTTGACTATAAAAAATATTACCCAAATTCGCAAATCCTACCGGTCCACCAACACTACTATTTGTAGTTGCGTAAATATCTAAACTAGCGGTATTAAATAAGCCCGAAGGGTCATTAATGCAAAAATAAACCCCCGCTGTTTGAGGCGTGCCAGGTATGTTTAAAAAATCCTTTGGCTTGGACTCAATGTCTAAAACTTTATATTGAGTATTACTAAAAGTGGGTCCTTCTGGAGTGTGTTTACAAATAAGATATTCCCCTTTTTTTACTTTATTTATATCTCCGGGGCCAATTTGAAACCATCTTTTTAAACCCTCTTGTACAAAAAAGGAAGGTATAATGTTTTGATAATCTCCTTTAGCTTGTTTAATGTATAATCTATAATGGCTAGCAAATGATGGAGCTGGACTATTAATGTATACTTGAATATCATTAACTGAATTAGAGTTATCGGGAGAAATATAAAGATTGTTTTCGCGAGCAGTTAATACAGTAGTCATTCTGCCATAACTATCTAAATAACAAATACCTATTTCATAATCTCTATCGCTTCTAAAAGTTCGTTCCGGCAAACCTCCTACCGCTCTAGATTCTAAATATAGGTCAAAATCTAAAGCTATAGCTTCATTGTTTTGATTCACTAAATCAAAAAATTGCACATAATTTCCATACACCAATCTACTACCTATCAATTCTTGACCTAAAGCCTTTAATGGGACGTTATCAAACAGCCTACCCAACTCATCTGAAGGTAAAACGGTATATATTTTATTATTGACAAATTCAATCGTTTTTGTTTCAAGGGTTACTGAACCCGACTCCACAGGTGTAGCGCCTGCGAATAATACATCAATAACAATAGTATACCTATCTATAATCTCTACAATAATGTGTTCTCCATTGTATGAAGCATGAGTAAAACCTGGATCTTGATCAATGAAAACAGTGTCACCAACTTCATAACTATCTGGGATACCTTCTCCTGATAAACCAAAGCCAAACCCCGGTTGGGTTGTAAATGCCACATTTCCAGGGAAAGAAGTAGTTAAGGCTACTGCGGCTGCGTAGGCGCCCGCCTGCGCGTTGTCTCCGAAATCCCAATTAAATGGCGCGCTATAGTCATAAGACTCTACTACATATACATTAGTGCTTTGGGATTCTCTAAATAATAGTTGTATTTCTTTTACTTGGGGACCCCCTACTCTAAAAGTTATGTTCACCAAATTATTGGCATTCGTCATAGATTTTAAATACCAATTAGCATAATCATATTGATAAACAGAGGCATTAAAAGCGGCTGAGGAAAAAGGAGCCATGGCGCTATACTCATTATCTAGGTACTTATACCTATAAGAAAACTCAACAAACGTTTCTTCTAAGTTGTTTTCTTGACCGGTTATATTCCCTGCTCCACCTACAGGCAACGTGCTTCCCATATTTATTATAGGAGCAAATAATGGAGGTTTAACAATTACTGAGATGTCGTCTTCCTCAAAACCGTCTACTAAATAGTTTCTAGTTACATTTAGCTTTCTAGGTGGGTTTAAGTTGTCGGTCCAAAATAATAAATCATTAATGATATTAATACCCAATAAATATTCTTATCAGAATCGTTAGATACAGCTCCTATTGTTACAGCGCTAGGATCTAACGTTAAATTAGACATGTTAGTGTTGCCTAATTGGTTTTCAATAGCTCCCACGTCAGATTCTGCTGACGTTGAAACTCCTACATTTAAAGCATCTCTATATTGACCAGGAGGGAGCAATCGCTCATCCAGGTCTTTATTCATAATGCCGGCTATAAATCCTCTAGTTAATTTCATTTAATCCAATTATCACGTGCTCGTAAAGGCATTAATAATCTGCCAGGGTGAATATTACTCAATCTTATTTTTGCGTTCCTTAAAGTAGCCCATTTATCTTTCCTAGCCCTTCTCACTACATATTCTTGAACGCCTATTTTATTGTCTAAAATAGCCCATCTAATATAGCTATACAAAAATTCTTCAGCTAGTTTATTAATAGTGACACTAGCGTTATCTCCATTTTCCATTCCGTCTGAAATATATTCTAAGACTACTAATTTATCTCTAACCCCGGAACTAAAGTTTATAACTCCTCCAGCTTTATCTATTCTAAAAGAAGGGTTAACATTAGCTTCGGCTGTATTTAATCCTAGCTTTGACTAATTCAGATTCTTCAGCCTCTAACACATCTCCATCAATATCAAAAAGAACCTCACAATTGTTGTCTTGTAAATAAGCTGTAGCGTAATTAACTTGGGAATTTTCATGCAGTGGATATAAAATGCCACCCACTTCTAAAGATATTCTTACATAATTAACATAATCAGGAGGAAGAATAAACTTCAAATCATGACAGACGCTTAATTCTAAAACCTTAATACTTCTTAAAGCATCATAATTTAATTCTTGTATCCCTCGTTTAGCGTGAAATAAAACTAAATGTTTGCTTACGTTATTTAGAAGCTTGTCATCACCCTGGTACATTAACATAAAATTGTTTACAATGTCTTTAAGTGAAACGTACTGATAGCTCCCCCAATTTGCATTAGTGGGTGCTACACCTCCATTAGTATAGTATTGATATGCGGTTATATATGCCATTAGCTATTATCTTGTTGTGTAATTTCCATATCCTCAGAGTTAGCGAAAGCCATAACTTCTTGCTCTCTAATAACTAATCCTGAGTATTCTAAAATCTTGATAACCAAACCTATGAAATCAGCAAGAGGTATTTCAAAATCTTGATAATCAGGTTGATTTGGATCAAAAATAGGATCCCCATCCGCACCTATACTTTGATAAGTCCACTTAGGGTCCAAAGGATATCTTACATAGTTTATATATACATCTCCTGTGTCAACTGGTGTTACACCATCGCTTAAGAAAATAGGATAAAATTTAATTCCACTTTCAGTGGTGTTTCCTGGTTGGGGATTGTTAGTGTCCTCAGCCATAAAATAAATAGGGTATTCAACAGTTGGAGTAGTTAGGTTAGACCTTAACAGTCTAGAAGCTTTAGTAGCGCTCACTCTATCAGCTTGAACAAAAGATTCAAAATTAACACCTAATCCTGTAGGGTCTAAATAAACATCATCTACAGTATACCAGTTATTAGGTAGTTCAAAGTATCCGTTACCTAAAAGCCCTTTAGTTAATTGTACATTAGGTTCTCTGAAACCATCTATTACTTCTATGTATCCTCTAGCAATATCTGCTGATTCACTATTAGAAACTCTAGCGTTACGTTTATTTAACCAATCGTTATAGTTATAGAAGTATGCTTCATATATCTCTAACTGAGCTTGCTTGGCTAATAAATTAAACTCTTCTGGAGTTAAGTATCCATTGTTGTTTTTATTAAGAAGAGCTAGGACTGTATTACGGACTTCATTTATCATTAGGAATCATTTCCTACAAAGATAACAAAAAAAAGAGCACTCTTTTTGGAGTGCCCTTCTCTTGAATTGCCATTACAAAATGCCTAATTAAATACAGGCAAACAATTAACTTACAGCTATAGATTCAACTAATAGACCATCTGAACCACCTTCTACTGAAGCATTAGGTTGGTAAGGTCTAGTGTTTTGTTTAGGAGCTAAAATAGCGTCCTGAATAAGTTCCGCTGCGTTTGCGTTAGGAGCGTGTGCAATAGTTACAGTGTTGTTAGCTGCTGTACCTAGAGATAGAACTGTTTCAATAGTGCTAGACGCAACCACTAAAACAACTAACTCACCGTTCACAAGTTGACTAGAAGCCACTTCGGTAGGAGATAATATGATAAAAGTATTTCCACTCACTATAATATCATCAGAAAGATCTAGCGTATCATCATCTACTACATTAGTAACAATAGCTGATGTTTCATCAGTGGTGTTCCACACTACATCACCTACAGTGACTGAGGTTAAAAAATCTTGCCCTGCATCAACTAATTGATCAGCGGATGTTCCTGAAGTTGTTCCAGAAGCTGGTGATGCGGCAACAGGTATTGAAATATAATTAGACATTTTTAAAAGTTTTTAGTTATTAATATTTAACAAAGATAACAAAATTATTCAACTAATTTTTCAAGTATAGTTAAAGCTTCTTCCCCTTCTTCAGATAATAAATAAGACACTAAAGCTCTGTTAGGCTCTACATCTTTAGGTACCGTTATGAGTCTTTTTTTATTCTCTTTTAAGTTCCAGTGAATATCTCTTTTGTTGTTTCTATAAGCGATATATCTACCATCTAATGCTTTAGCTACTACGTTTTCTAATTTAATGTCTGGATCATCTAAAAGTTCTAAAAACTCTCCTGGATTTTGAGTTGCGTACAACCTAACATCTCTCCTTAATTCTGAGCTTTTTAAGTTTTCTACTTCACTTCCCATTAAAATTCTAGCAATCATTTCGGTTTGATCTATAGTCAAGTCTTTAGCTATTTGCCTAGCCTCATCTTGCATATCCATATAGTGTAATTCCTCACTAGCATTAGCTTCTTCATTAACCTCTTCAAACAATGAATTGTTTCTTGGGTGCATTTGCAAGAACTGTTGTAAGACTGGATTGGTTTTAGGGACCATTAAAAAACCATCTTCAAAAATAATAGGTGATAAAACAGCATTTCCATCTTGCTCATCTACATAACATGTACGTTGATTAGCTGCGTAACGAATAGCTCTATTTTCTTGTTTTTCTTCATCCCACACAATGAGGGGTTTCTTTTTTGCGCTTCCTGTGTCGATTAATAGCGCTAAAGGAGTTTGTTTTGTCTTAAGACGATAAATCCTATCTTGAGGTGTAAATTTTTTTGGTTTCATTATATTATATTTTATTGTATTAAAATTAAAGCCCCACATTACATGGGGCTTTGGGTTATATTAGAAATCTAATTAAGCATTGAATAACACAAAGTTATTTGCACCTAAAGTACATAATGCTCTTTCAGATAGGAAGTTAACTTCCATCGCATCTAGATCGCTTGTTCTTGCTCCACCAGCAGAACCAGTCAACCAAGTTTTGTAGCGTCTGTCTTCAGTTTCTGAAGCTCTATATCTAACGTGTAAGAATGGTCTCTTAGCGTTTTTACCTAAAACTTGATCGTATACAGTTGTAGAGCCAGCTGGAACCATAATTCCATTAACTTTACCACCAACAAGACCACCTCTTAAAGTAATATCATTTAGATATTTCCAGTCAGTTTTGTAGAAGTCGTAACCTCTTCTAAACCCTGTAAAACCTAAATTAAGAGCCATTTCCTCATCATTATCAAACAGTCCAAAAGAAGTACCGCCTGCGCCATAAGAGTTTTGAGCAGCTAACATATCATCTATGTCAAAACCGAAATCTCTATTAACAAACACTACATTCTCTTGAATAGATCCTTGCTTATCTAAACGGTCTACAATTGTATCCCAGTCAGCTAAAGCAACAGGTCCAGCTCCAGTCCATACGTTTCCACGTTGTTCTACAGCGTCAAAAAGACCTTGCGTACCCGCGCCTACATCCAATACCGAACCAGCAGGATATGCTGTCGTTGCATTTAATGCAGTTGCTGCTCCAGATCCCGCTTCAGCAGGGATACCTTCAATCATTGACATTTCTAGATAATCATCATAACGAAGTCTAGTTTCGTGTTCTGATTTCAAATACCATAGATATCCGTTTGCTCCGTTCTCTGTTGTAATTTCAACCCAACCAATTTGAGCCATGTCAGAACCAGATACAATGTACTTGTCCTTAATGATAATTGGTTTGTTGTCAAAGAACTCATCTTGAGCCTCTAAAGAATCTTCCATTCCGGCAGTTCCTTGTCGGAACTCAGAACCATAAACGAAAGCAGTAACTCCTAATGTAGCCCCTGTAAAAGGACTCGCTACCAAAGCATCGTAGTAAGCCACTGTAAAAGTTGAAGAATTTAAAGCTGCTGTTACGATTAGTGCTTTTGCTGATTCACTTGCTACTTGCTCAGAAGACAACATTACTGTTTGTCCAACTCTAAAGTTGCAATTTGCACCACCTGCTACAGTAAAAGTTTGTTGCCCTGCCGCAAACGCGCCAAAAGTGCAACCTTCATATTTGGTGTGTAACCTACCTTGTTCCGCCCATTTAATAAGGTCAGAGTTAGTAGGCATTTCAGCGCCAACCATTCTAAGGAAGGACGAAATCGTTCTATTACCATATCTCTCAAATTCTTTCTCGTATGTATCAGGTAAATACTGATTCATAAAATTAAAATCTGTGATATAATTTGAGGCAGTAGCGATTTTCTCCGCTGAGGGCTCTAATTGAAACCCTGGTACATTTAATGCCATAATTTTAAATTTTAAATTTTAGTTTTTATTTTTACTTCTTATTCGTAGCCCATTACCGTGACTAGTAGGAACACTTGCTACCTTGAAACCACTAGAAATTTTTCCTTGTGGTGATCGCCTTAAATCATCTCCCATGTTAATGTTTTTTGATCTTTTAGCTGATTCGGTAACTTGATCCGACTGACCCTGCTCGTAAAAATATCTTGCAAATGCATCTGGGTTCATAGCTGCCGCTAAGGCTCTATGATACTTTCTAGCGTCTGCAATATACCCTTCATCAGTTAAATGTTGCTTCATAAAATTTTGTAAATCAGATTGTGATTCACGCATTTTATTAGCATCCCCCGGTTTATATGAAAAAGTGTTGTCATTAATAGTAAAGTTGAAACCTTCAAACTCATCATTAAAAACATCATTAGTTTTTTCGGTAAAATACCGGCTTCTTTCTTCTTGCTGGGTGCGTGCTTGGTTTTGAGCTTCCTTGTAAGCTAGAAATTCTTTGTGATCTTCCGAGGTAAATTCACCAGTATTTGACTCAAATAAAGGTGTTTTGTATTTATCTTGAAGCTCTTTAAAGTGTTTCTTAGCTTTAGCAAGTTCTGCTTTTCTAGCGATTTTTCTCTCCCTTACAAAAGACTCATCATCTTCATCCGGATTAAATCCAAATTTATTATTAAATTCAAATTTTATATCTTCTCCGTCTAAGTGAGGTTGAGTGTCGCTCCAATAATTAGAAATTAAATCAGTATCTGAAATATCTTCTACATCTTGTTGCGCTTTTAAAAAGTCCTCCATTCCTCGACCTGTTTCTTTTTTAAATTGAAAAAAACTAGCCACATCTTCTGGTAACTCTTCATTTTGTTGTCTCGCGTCAAACAACTCATCAATAGATTTGATATCTCTATCGTATCTATTTTTAATATATGAAAGAACGTCAACGTCATTTATACCCTCCGTTTCAGGGTTTTCTTCTTTTAATTCTTCATTAGCTTCAGCAACTTCTTTGTTGTGTTTATCTACCAACTCTTGTTCAATTTGCTGAACCCCTTTATCTTCTATAGTGTCATCTACTATTTTTACTTGTATTTTATCCATTATATTATATTTAAGTTATACAAAGATAATAAACTTTTTTTTAAGATTAACGTGGATTAAATTCAGAAAAATCAAAACCATCTAAACTATCTTCATTAGATTCAAAATTCTTAGGCTGTCCTTTATTTTGTCTTTGTTCAATAAGTTGAGATTGTTCAGAGTTGTTTAAGCTTATTCTTTTATCTTTTGCCTTTTCTTTCATCTCTTCTCTCCCTTTAATGTTGTCTGAGTCTACCTTTCTTAGTTGCATATTATACTCAAACTCTACCTTCATTAAATCTTTTTTCAATTGAGCCTCTCCTTGCATTTTTTTAATTTGAAAAGCAGCCTCCATTTCTTGAACTTGAATATCAGCTTGAGCTTGAGCTTGAATTTGTTCCATTTTAGCAGATGCCGCAGCTTGAGCAGATTGTTGATTAACCTCTCCTTGCATTTGCATTTTCTCATTTTCTCTTGCTTGATCCCTTTCTTCTTTTCTTTTTCTTTTCAACTTAAGTAACTGATTAGCTACTTTTAGGTTTTTAACCTCCCTAATATCAATTGCATCTTCTAAATCTATCTGATCTCTACTAAGAGCCATTTGGATGTTAGCTTCAAGTTGAGATTTTTGTTCTTCATCTGGAGACACTTCAATGAAAATACCAAAGTCATGTAGGTAAAGATTTTTTATATCTTCTAAGATTGCTACATTATTTTTACCTATCTGGTTAGCAAATTGATTTCTAAATGAAGCGTATTCTAATATATCAGAAATACGACAAGATAAATCTTCAGCTAATGTCCTAGTAATGAATAAACTAGCGTCCAATATATGCCTAGTAGCAGTGTTTGAGTTAAGGGCTGCTAATTTCTGTAGACCAACTAACGAATTAGGATCAGGTGTAGAGGCGTCCCTAGCTTCATTAAGTCCGGTCACGTCCCTTATCATATTTAGATAATGATTGTAGTTACCAATTAAAGCGGCCATTTTTTGTTGGCCACTACTTGTTCCTAGTTCTTGAATAGGAATTTTCCCATGATTAAACTCTCCATCTTGAGTAAAACTTCTACCAATAACACTACCCGTTTGAAAATACAACTTAAGAGCGTCTTCTGGATTGTAAGCAGCGCCCGTTCCTAAATCTACTTCATTTAATCCATCAGCATCTATGAATATACCATCTGGCACCACTCGAGAAATTACTTGTTGTAGTTTCAGGTGTGTCATTTGAATCAAATCCGCAAATGGTATCATTCTTTTAACTAAAGAATCAATAGCTCCTTTATACATTCTTGGAGCACACAACACATAGTTTGGTCTTACTCTTTGAGTGGCAGAATCAGGTTTTACCATGTTTTCAGCTATTTCCCATTGAAGTAAATAACTACTACCCATTACCATTATACCTTCATACCACACCTCATCTTTTTGGTGAATTTTAGAGAAGTTTTCCGTTTCTTCTGGCGGATTAAATCCTTCATCTCTTAATATAACCCTGTCGCCACCATTCTCTTTCTTCTTTTTCTTATGAACTACATTGGTAAATGTTTTGTAATTAAAATAAAGTAATGTAACCACATCCTTATTAAACAAATCATTCATGTAAGGTCTAATCATTCCATAATAATTAAACCACGCAGACCCCAGTTCTTGAATTTCTTTTAATTCATCTCTAGTTAAATCAGGCTTTATTTTCAATAACTCAGTTAAGGGAACTTGCTTTACTTCTCCAAAATAAAAACAATCCTTAAAGAAAGGATCTTCTGTGTAGCTCCACACAAAAGTAGCGGGGTCTACATAACCAA